TTGGTCTAAAGACAGATTAGCTCTTTCTCCCGCCAACCTTGATTCTTCTGTAGCCACTAATTTATTTAAAGCCTCTAAATCTTTTGTTTGCTTATCTGTAATACCTTGCTGTGCTATATTAGATTGAGCAAGTACTCGACCTGCAGTAGCAGCACCACCTCTCTCTGACTCACGACCCATCTCCATTGCTTGTGCTGCCTGTTGAGCTATCGCTTCTCTTTGGTTTAGGTATGGTGTCTTACTGATACCAAGTTGCTCAAAGTAATTCACGTCAAGCTGAGCTTCAGCCTTTTTAAACGCTGCGTCTGCCGCTGCTTGTGCGTCTTTAGCTAACTTTTTTTGTTTACCTGCTTGTGCAAAAGACATTCCTGTACTTGCTAAAGTTGTGCCCGTTGCTATTATTGCTGTTGCTGCTGCCATATTATAATACTTTAATCATTTCTTTGTTGTATGAATCACCTGTTGTATAACCCTGTTGCTCATAAACACCAATAAGTCCGTTATGCTTTATAAGGGCATAAGCGAACTTATTATCTAGGTTCTTTGCAACTGATGTTAATGTCTGTATCAATATTGATAACGCTTCTTTACGTGATTCTTTATACTCCTTGTTAGATATAATCCAATCTACCCACGCTACTTTTGAGTTGGTGTTATACAAAAAGCCTGCGCATACAGGTGTATCACCGTCCCAAACCATTATACCACCTTGACCATCCTGAGGTAAGAAATCTCTGTTAGGAGCTTCCCATCCCCAATCCTTCCACCATCCCTTAAGGATGTTGTCATAATCTTCGTGCTGTAGTGGAGTTGTATTGAATTTCATCTAGTAGCAAAGATACTAAATTTTAAGGATAACTTTTCATTAATTCAGACTCAATAGCAAAAAGCTCACTAGCTGTAGTTACCGTGTTAGGAAGTGTAAGAGTTATCTCAGTATAATGACCCATCACGCCAAGCGATTCAGCCTGTGCATTCTTAAAGTACATAACAAAATCACCTGCACTTGGGGTTGTACCTCCTGTATTGTTTAATCTAATATAGTTGGTAGCTATAGTGTCACCGTTACTCACTGCGGTAACAACTCCGGTAAAAGAAAGGGTAGAGCCCGAACCTGCATATATTGAATCACCTACAGATAATTGGCTGTTAATGTCAATAGAAGTAGCGAATCTTAAATCAGTTACTGAACCTCCACCGAATAAAGAATTTACCTCACCAACACCACCATTAGCTCGTGACTTAAAGTCAGACTCAGTTAATGCACCGCCTGAAACTGCACCATTAGTCCGAACGTAAGCAAAGTAGTTTCCTTCTTTCTTTACAAATGATGTGCTATCTATAGAGCTTGACTGAGCCGCTACATCTGTAAGTAACTCGGCAGACCACGCATCAGTAGACTCAAGATTAAGCGTTTTAAAGAGCTTATTATCTAAAGGGCTCTGATTTATCACAGTCTTTATAGTAGACGCATACGTAGTGCCATAATAACTATTACGAGTGTCATTGGTGTTGTGCCTATATAGCTGACCGTTCTTAAAGCTATAAAAGAAATTATTCATCCCTATCATATACTCAGGATTGTAGCTATAGAATGAAGGGAATCCTTTAGAACCCTCGCTGTATGTAAGTGTATAGTTTGGCATATTTTAACAGGTTTGTATTTCTGAAACGACTCCGTTAACTAATTTAAATGTACCGGGACTTGATGGAACTCCATCTAATATAGTTCCGTCAACTTTATAATACCCATTAGCAGGTTTGCTATTTGAGTTAGCGTCACTAAAAACCCAATCATTAATTTTAATAAGCGTTCCTGAGGTCCCTGCAACAGCTCCGTGATAAACTGTTATTGCTTCTGAATCGCTACAAGCATCTACTGAGCTAGTGGAATCAAAACCTAAAACCGAAATAGAAGGTAAAACCGCAGGGCATTCTATCTCAACTTTTAAATCAGATGTTGCAGGACAAGTAGTAACCCCTATTGTACGTAAAGTAGTAACAGGTGAAACGCTAGTTTTAGGGATATACATAACTAAATCCGTTTGAGTTGTCGCCACCCTTGGTATTGCGGTTGCTTTATTGCTTAAAGGCACGTTAATTAACGTATTATTAGACCCCCAATCAACACCATTGTAAGTGTACGTATTTAAATTTATAGAGCTAAACAAGTACTCATCACATGCAGGGTCTTTAAAAGTAATATTATTTGTTGAAAAAAAACTTAATTCATTAAATGAGGGTGCTGATACCGGCCCTTCAGGGTATGAGCTTGAAGCTGCAGGAGGCGTAAAAGAAAATATATTATCTATAGGAACCTCATCAATTAGTAATTGAATGCCTACAGGAGCTAAGTCAATTCTTTTTACCGTAACCTTAATGGCACCAACCGTATTGAATTGTGTTTGTAAGTCAAACCTAGCAACTTGAGTACCTAAAGGAATGTCTACACCACTTGTACAAGAAAACGAAGGGCACGAAGGGCACGTTAAATTAGGCCCAAGAACACCGCTTGTTTGATACCTAGTCACAACTCCATCTGAATAGTAGCCATTAACTGAAACTGATGTTAATATAGCGTTATCGTAAACAGTGGTGGCATCGTTAAAGGTTGCGGCATTAAAGTATTTAGTTAAATATTCTGACATAGTTTATTTCTATTAGCAATTACATCCGGTTACGTTTATAATAATACCTCTAATGTTAGGTGAAACAACAGGATAGCTTGTTGAGCATAGTCCCGTTAGCGTTTGACCTCCTATTAAAGCAAAAGTTCCTGCACTTGTTGTAACAGTAATTGTTGTTGTTGTTGTGTTTACAACTTCATACTCTGTTGTTGACGCAGTACACTCACAATCGCAACACACCACATCTAAGTTAGCTGCACTTTCAACACCTGCTTGAACACATAAGGTTTGAGGGGTTGAAGTTCTAAAATCGTATATTAAGTATAGATATTGAGCAGCGGCATTACCAACATAATAAAATTGCTGAGACGTAAATGTTGGGTTTGAACCTGTCTTAGTTAAAGAGTTTGCATTGTTTAATAAGCCAAATAAATCATAAGAATTATTATCGTAATTAACTGACGTATATAAAAACTTAAAAGTGTCTTGAGCGTCCACATCATAATTATCTACAGGAAGCCACTTGTTAGTTCTTAATTTTACATTAGAACCAAAAGACGGAAATATATTATCTCCTTGAAAGCCTTCCTGCTCTGTAAATACTGAAGCAAAAATTGAAGCCCCTATTGTATTTTCAATAAACTCAATTTGAGTGTCAGGGCTAGATACATTATTAACTCCATCATTAAATGAGTGACCTATATGTAAAAATTTACCTACATCCTCATTGTTTGTAAGCACTACAGTCTTTAAAATAATAGCAACTCCTGTAGGGCATTCAGGTGTAATTGTTGATACACCACTCCCCGATACATTTGTTATTGTTATAGATGCAGTATTAGGTGATGTTCTTGGTTTTTGATAAGTAACAGAACCTATTAGGGTTAGACCTGTAAAGTTTGTTATTGTTCCGCCATAATTTACTGATATATCAATAGTAGAACCGGAAGGTATCTCGTAATTAATAACAGTATCACCCGTGGTAGTAGGTAATTTTACACAGAATGTTTGTGTTGAACCTATTGCGTCAGCAGAAAAGTCAATTGTTCTTGAAGTACCACAGGGAGAACACACATCCTCTGATGGTAGTGCAGTATCGTTACTTGATAATACATACTCATTCATATACGGGTCATAACCACCTAACTTTTGAGTCTTAAAGCTATCCGTAAATAAATCTCTAAACCAACTACGCATACCAAATTCAGATATAACAGTTAGTTGTTCATTGGAAGCACTACTACCCTTAAGTTGCAGTAAAGCACCTCTTTTAGAGTCAGTAAAAAACTTATCAACTCCGTATGAAGCAAAGCTCTCAGGATTATTACTAATCCCAAAGTCTTCAATCCTAGCTATCTGCTCACCTAAAACCTCAGGTACAGACGTAAGTACGTTCCCTCCTGATGCGTCTGACAATAAATTCTTACCGGATAGTACGTATGAAATCTTATCCTCTTGAAGTACAAGAACGTCAGTTTTTCTACCATCAATCTTATTAATCTCACCAAAAGACGCTTCTAGTGGTTTAAAATTAAGTAGTCCTAAGTTAAACTCATTTAATCTATTTACATTAGTCTCTTCATTGTAAAGACCGCTGTATGTAATATCACTAGACCTATGCGTTTCTTTATACTCTTGCTCGGCTACAGAAGTCACCCGGTTACCTAAGTTAAAGCTGTCTCCTGTAATTGAATCATTAATCTTATAACTCTCAACCCCATTACCAAATGAGAAACAATTAAAAAAGTTTAAGAAAAGAATTGCAGGTTGTGAAATTGTTTGGTCTTGGTCTAATGGATTTGCAAAGTTACCACCATCAAGATGATACCCATCACCATCAGTACTGATAGGATAAGAATCTTGCCCTTCATACCAAACATCAGGTAAAGCATCAGAAGGCTCTGTCTCAAAAACAATAACAGCGTCACTTCTTACAATTCTAAACTCAGCGTGTATATTTGCTGAACCTCCAAATGTTGAAGATGTTGCACAGGCTTTAGTTCCAAGTATTAAAAATCTAATCTCATCTGAAGTAGCATCCTTATACCACTGATAAAAATATTTTGTAGTAGAACCACTCCCTGCAAGCTCCCTAAAGGTGCTCACTTGAGTAGAAGTTGTAGCTGTAACGGATTTATACTCATTAACTATGCTCGAAGGATTTTTAGAACCTGAGTCAATTATGTCTCCTATGTTATCATTATTCCACCAATCAATTATATTTGAGTAATCATCAGATGAAATAAACTCACTCTTAAGTTTATAACTTCTTTTGTCACAATCACCTCCAATACCTAATAAACCGGAATCAGATGCTTTATTTCTAAATAAATTAAAATCAATAGTTATTCTACTACCCCTTGGTATAGTGTAGTTGGTGTGAACTCCTAATGAATCTATGGATTTCTGAAACCCATTGTATGACATAAAAACTCTATCACTATTTTGAGTTCTTACCTCTTTTGTGCCCGGCAAAACAAAAGCGTCTTCAGTAGTAACAGCATTAAAGTTATTAGCTAGTATCTTCATATAAACACCGGCAGGTACTACTATAACATTATCATCAGAATCTAAAGGCTCTATAAACCCTTGTGCCTGTGATTTTTTCTCTAACACAACTGCAGAGCTGCAATTTTCTAAAGGACCGTTTGAGTCAGACTTAACAATAAATGTATCACCATCCTCTACCTTAGCTATGCTCTCTCCTTCTAATAAAAAGTATGTATGATTATCCTTAGGGTCTGTATAGTATAAGCTAGAGTATATAGTCTCATAGTTATCTGAGTCAGGCTTTATAACAAACTTGTATCTTTTAGCCCAAGATGGAGCTCTTTGAGTTGTTGGTATAGTTACCTTTAATTTATTTTGAGTATCACTTGCCGAGCAAGGTATATGGTTGTTGTTGTTGTTGCTAGTTAATACAGATGTAGCTCTGTTAAACTCATCCATATAAACAATACCAACCTCGTAGCCTCTATTGCTATGAAGGCTAGTAGGGTTACCTGATTCTAAAAAATTAACTTGAGTGTTTGATACCGTAAAAAATTCCCACTGAGTATCTATCGTATCAGAAAAAGAAACTGCAGGAACCGTTATTAAAACATTATTTGCTTGAGCTTGCACTAAAAATCCTTCTCCCGGTATTGTCGTTCCGCTATTGTTTTTATCCCAAGTATTAGTTCCGGTTGAATTTCCAAGAGATGCAGGGATTCTGCAGTTAAATATATCTGTAAATGACGAACCATTACACCAATCCGTTAACCCTGAGTTTTGAGTAAACCTTTCCTGAAAGTCGTTACTATTAATTAAATCAGCAGGTGAATTAAAACTCTGAGGTAAAGTGTATGTAAAACCTATATCAAATGACCCTGTAGTCTCAGGAGGTTCTGCTCCCGTCCCGTCAAAAGAACTATGAGAAACTGTAAATGAAATTGAAAATATAGAGCCAACCTTTAATAAGTTTGCAACATTAGTAAAGTCAGAAGTTACAGTACCTAAAGATAATATATTACTACCGCTAACTGTGTATGTAAAATTACTGACAGTAGAAGTTAAAGGGGTATTGTTTATAGTTCTTGAATCTATTTCTGTGTAATAATCTATACTTGATTCCACATCATAACCTTCATAATAATTACCATACATAAGTCTATTACCCATAAGGGTTTGACTCTTAGCTAGCAAAGGTACGTTATCGTAAAGCCTCAATATCTCACCACTTGATAATATTGTGAATATTTTTTTATTACTAAAAGTATATGACTGTACAATGTTGTCTGCGTAATTTAACTCAGACTTATCTAAAGTTTCAATTACTTTAATCACATTAGAGGATGACTCCTTAAATAGTATGTCAACACCTTTAACTTGAGCATCTCCTGTATTAAAAGATATAATAGCAGAGTTAATGCTATTAGTCATACCATCATTTAAACCATTAGATATACTAAAATTATTTGGTATAAAAACAGGGTTTGTAAACTGAGATATAGCAGAGTATTCTCTATCCTCATACTTATATCTATAAGCAAAGCACAAGAATTTATCTTCCATAAACGAATCAGTGGATGACGTTGTAGCTGTTTGTATTGTAGGAGCTTGAGTCGGTGGTTTTACAATAACTAATAAATCGTTATAAGTAAAATTGTCTGAGCCGGTAATTGATAAAGGGTATGCGTAGTCTTTTGTTACGTTTATATTTCTTGGTGGATTGTAGTTGTCAGTAAAAAACAAAAGGTCTCCTACCTTATCAATATTATTTATTAAATATCTTTCGTTAAAATTTAATGTTGTGTTTGAAGTGCTTCCCCTTCTAAAACTAACAACGTGCGTAGTAGTGGTACTTGTTCTAGTATTAAATGATACTATCAAATCAGCTTTACCTATAGCAGTATCTGTAGCAGACTTATCATGTATAAACCAATATATAGTTTCATTAGCCCCATCTTCAAACGCACCTATACAAACAGAGTTTGCACTTAGGTTGTAAGACACGCTATTGTAAACACCCAATGTTATATTAGTAAGTAGAGTATTACCCTTTGAGTTTTCTACAGAACCAATCTCCGAATCCTCAGTAGAACCAAGGCGTACGTTCATTGCATCAATATACTGACCGTTAGGCACAAGTCTCTCATCAAGCGACTTGTTCATCTTACCCGCTATAAAATTTCTTTTACTATTAGCCATACTACTTAATCCACTTATTTTGTCCTCTTAGATTCATAAGCAATCTACCCGGATGAATATTACTAATTCTTATCTTTGCGTTACGTAGAAGTGATGACTTCTTTTTTCTTGCTCTATTTACAATGTACTCCTGAACGCCTAACTTACTATCTAAGATAGAGTATTGGATGTATGCGTACACGTACTCCTCAAACAATTTATTAACTGTTATAAGTGAGTTGTCGCCACCCTCCATACCATCAGATACATACTCTACTATAACGCTCTTACCTGACATCGTAGAATCAAAATTAATAACCCCTGCCTTCGAATCTATTCTAAAGGTAGGGTTAGCATTAGCCGTCTCCGTATTAAGACCGTAGCGAGCTCCTATTGCAAAATCAAAGTACCACATACCATCACAGCAATAACCTTCTGCGTTGTTGTATGCGCTATTCTCATTTAAGTATATAGTCTTCTTAGTACCTGTAATCCTATCAACGTCAATTGGTGAGAACTCAGGCTTTAATACACTGCCCGATTCATCAAATAATATCTTAGCATTATTATCTTGCAAGTATGCTTGTGCTGATGTTAACTGAATATTCTCAGTCATTGGATATAGTACACCATTCTCATACAGAGAAACACGAACCCAATTAACATAGTCTGAAGGCAACACGAATCGTACTGCATCATTCACTGTAAGTTGAAGGGTTTTAATCTCCTTAAACGCATCGTAGTTAAGCTCCTGCACTGCACGCTTAGCGTGAAATAGAATCTTAAATCGGTCCTCGTTATTCACTAGAGAGTGGTTTCCTTGATACATCAACATAAAGTTGTTGACTATATCCTTTAGACTAACGTATTGGTATGAACCCCAATTAGCATCCTCAGGGTTTGCTCCTGAATTTTCGTAGTACTGATACTGAGATATATATGCCATTATTGTTGTAAGTTATTTTGTTGTTCTTCTCCCTGTGCGTACTGCACCACCATCGCTTCACGTATCTCAACACCTGCGTACTGACATATTTTTACAACCAAATCATTTAGGTTGTCAAGCGGCAGCTCAAAGTCTTGATAATCACTTGCAGATGGATTAAATACAGGGCCTTGCGCTTGTAAAGCTGTACTGTAAGTCCATTTAGGTGTTAAAGGGTATCTAACGTACTGAGCTGATATATCGTCAGCACCATTAAATGTATTAGGGTATACTGTCATTACAGAACCTTCAGTCGTGTATGCAGGAAAATCAACGCTAGGTGCTGTAAGTAATGAAGCGTTAAGCATTGTAATCTTTGACTGACTAATCCTTTCAGCCTCTCCTTTAAACGCACCACCACTTGAGCAAAGCACCTTGTTGATTAGGTAATAATCTGAAGGCATTGTATATGTGTTAGTCGCAACTTGAACTAACGGAGCTGTTTTTGAAAATAAATCAATAGTCTCTTGTATTCCTTTAGATAAGTTAGCATACTCAGTTCCTGACCTACGTGCATTCTCTAAGTTGAGTTGTGTGTTGTATTGGTAAAAGCAATCCTCAAATATCTCTAACTGTGCTTGTTTTGCATACAGGTTAAAGTCTGATGGGGAAAGGTATCCATAGTTATTCTTATTAAGTATAGCAAGGACTGTATTTCTTACTGTATCTATCATCTTAAAATCTTTTCACAAATATACGCAAAAAAAAAGAGCCCTATAAAAGAGCTCTTTAGTAGTTTGCTTGCTTGCTGTATTAGCTTGCTACTATATCAGTTATAAGCACCGGAGGAGTTATCTCTAAGACCTCAGCAGTATTATTACTATTCGCTAAACGAACGATACTATCTTGGAAAAAGTTTCTCATCTGTACTCTTGAAGATGCGGATGCACCTGCGTAAGTTATAGTAAGCTCATCAGCTCCATCAGTAAGTCCGTTGTTTATTACAACAGTATTGTCTGTTGGTGCACTTACCATGGACACATTATCAACCCCAATTAGCTTTGGTTGATTCACAACCTCTTGCAAAGATATGCTATTAAGCGTAAACGATGAACCTACCTGAGAAGCGTCTTGAGCTTGGATGCCAAATATAATTTGAGCATCATTACCCGCTTTATATCTAAATTCGTTTTCTCCAACCTTTAGTTTTATAAAAACATATGTGGTACCATTGTACCAAACAAGGGGGGCTGAACCAACTATTGCTGCAACATCAAACTTAACAAGATACTCTTGATTAG